GGGAGTCCGGTGTCCCAGAATTGTTGATGGTGCGCTGCCAGTCTCTTTTTTGACTGTCCAATAAATTCACATATTATTTGTTAACTGGGAATAATTTTGCTACCCTCTCTCGGGGGTCTCATCTAACTGCCGGCTTTAGTTTAGCTCTGGGACTTTCCACCCTGTGCTAACCTAGAAATCTACACTGTACACCGATTGCGAGAGTGGGATATCATAGAGCTTTGAGGATTGAACATGAGTTTAGATTGGTACGAATCAATTATTGATTGTCACAAAGACCGTGACGGTCTCCACAATTACATCGCTGTTAGCTTTGTACAGAATCAGTATACTAAGCAAGCAACAACGCTTATGTGCAGTCATTGCTTGCAGACTATAGAACTTAAAGACGTTCAAGAATTTAATAGCATGGCTAACTCTTTAAGTATTTTAAATAATGCTTAATTGAAGTTTCTTTTTCAGCTTTGCCTAGTACTGTATTATAATATTTTTTGTAATACTCCCAAATGGCTTCCACGTTCTTGTTATCAGGAAGTGGAGCCTTTACTCGCCGATAGTGCAATCTAGACATAGCAGTTGCATATTGTAGATCATAGACCATTCTTTCAGGCATTGGCATAGACACCACATTGAAGTTCAGTGATAACATATTAACAATTGAACCTTGATTCTTAATAAAGTTTTGCCAGATATCGGTGTAAGTAGCTGGCTCCATCTGATAGATGCCTAATGCCGGACCTTTAACTTGCTTTAGATAAGTTCCCCCAAGAGACTCACAAGCGCAAGTAAATACCAATAACTCCTCAGCTTGGTCACTATACATTTGCAATTTATCTAGAGATGGTTTAATAATCAACTCTCTGAGCTGCTTTATGTCAATCATTTGTAATCCTTATAAAAATTAACCATAATGATTGTAAAGGAGAATCTATTAATGACAAAACTAGACCCTAAAAAAATATACGAACAAGCCAAGAAAAATATAAGTGGCAAGATTTATGACGAGAAAAAACATTGCTTGATGGTATTAGAAATCATCGGCAATGGTGGAAGTGTTGCAGAGTTTTGCGTTGAAGCGCTAATATCCGATTCAACATACTATAACTGGCGCAGACTAAACCCAATATTTGATGAGTGCTCGCGAATAGCTGTTAACTTTGCACAAATGCTATGGGAGCGCGAAGGCGAATCCAATGCCGATAATCCAGATTTTAACTGGAGATTTTGGGAAGGAATTGGAACATCTAGATTTTTCTACAACAAACAAGGCCGTGTACGAATCAATCTAGATGAGGAAGCTGACCCACATGTCCAGTATCAGCAACTAATTAAACAGGCTAAAGAGGGCGATTTATCTGCCTCTGAAATTAAACAACTAATGGAATCTGTAAACATTGGCATACGAGCGTTTGAAAGCTTTAAGTTACAAGAGCAAGTTGCTAAAATGGAACAAGATATTAAAAAGATGAACCTACAAAATGGCAACAATATTATCCCAATTAAAGGCATTGCAGAAACAAATCAAGATACCGCATCGGATAATATTTGTTGATAGAGAAATACAACCAGAAGAGTTCATGGAAAAAGTAATCTATGTGCATATTTGGATATAGGAGATAAAAATGAGTTGGTTATCTAAAGGATTAAAAAAAATTGAAAGCGCAATTGCAGATGTTATTCCTCACCAATCTGCAGCTGAACGCAGAGCACAAGCTGATGCAGTAAATACCTACTATCAGCAAAAACAATCTGCACTAGACGAACAGGGCAAAGTAGCAGCACAAAGAGATATCGAGCAAAGACGTTTACAAGAAAAACAAATCAGAAGCATGAGACGAAGATATCGTTCTGCTGGATTTATGGAGCCAATGAGCGATATCGGCGCTCAAGAAAAATTAGGATAAAACATGTCGCGAACTTTACTAGACCAATTTAAAGGACGTTATAATCGTGCAATGCAGATAAGCTATCTTTGGGCTAGTTTGCATGAGGCATGTTATTTCTATGCTATACCAAACCGAAATCGTTTTTGGAGACCCAAAGAACAACAAGGTGAAGCAAAAGGGACTCGTGTTTATGACACTACAGCCATTGAAGCCACCAAGACTTTCGTTAGCAAGCTTCACACAGCTATGACTCCACCACAGACTCAGTGGGGCTTTCTAACGATTGACCCGGAGTTCGCTGAGGATGATGCAGGAATTAGTCGTGATGACGCTCAGAGACTTCTTAACGACTACATGCGCAAGTTATTTGAATATATTCATGATTCTAATTTTGACGTCATTATTAACGAATGTTATTTTGACTTAGCCGTGGGTACATCGTGCTTAGTAATTAACCAATACACTGACATGCAGCCGCTATTATTTACTTCAATTCCAATGGATAAATTAGCTATTGAAGAAGCAATGACCGGTAAAATTGAGTCGTGGTATAGAAATTGGGAAGATGTTAAGGCTAATGAGATAACTACCAGATGGTCAAAAGCGGTTTTACCTGATGAAGTCAAACGAGACATTAAAAACAATCCTGACACTATAATCAAAATGATTTATGAGGGGGTAATGTATAACCCTCAGCGCGATAAAAAATATCAATACGTAGTGTGTTCAGATAACCATATTTTTTATATGGAAGACTTTGAAGTAAATCCCGGTATTGTCTGGCGTTTTCAAAAAACTAATAATGATACCTATGGTCGAGGTCCGATTATGGATGCGTTACCATCTATTATTAGTTTGAATGAATTAGCTCGTATTGAACTAGCTGCTGCTAACTTAAATACCTTTAAGCCATACATGGCATTTAATGATGCTACATTCAATCCAAATACATTTAAGTTACAACCAATGACGATTATCCCAATTGCCCCACTGGGGAGCTCCGGACAACCGCCATTAATTCCATTGCCTGATACATCTAATCCTCAGTTTAGCCAACTGACCATCCAAGATTTGAGAATGCAGATAAGAAGTTTAATGTTTGCAGATTCTTTAATTCCAACTGACACCAAGCAACCTGTAAGCGCAACACAGATTATGATACAGAATCAAACCTTGGCAGAGCGTATTGGGCCTTTATTTAGTCGATTGCAACAAGAATTTTTGTGGCCAGTAATCGAAAGGTGTTCATATATACTTGATAAAATGGGACTATTGCCTTATCCTCAAATTGATAGAAAGATGATATCATTTGTTTATCGTTCTCCATTGGCATTAGCTAAAGGTCAAGAGCAAATTGCTAGATTTACCCAATACTTCCAGTTAATACAGGGTATTAGTGGTCCAGAAGCTGCTCAAGCGTTTATCAATCCAATGGAATATCCATACTTGTTAGCTGACTTAATGCAAATTGATAATCGGTTATTGAATGACCCAGCACAAGTTGCTCAAGTCTTTCAAGCTCAACAAGATAAGATGAACGAACAACAAGAGATGATGATGCAACAACAAGGTGGACAACCACCACAAATACCACAGGTGTAAAATGAGCAACCCTTACATTGAGCCACAAAATTATTACGAAAATTATGAGCCTTCTCAATCTGGACAACAAGATATTGCATTAGATGAATTGTGCTGGCACGTATTTAACACCAACGAAGATGGCAAAAAACTTTTAGAAATTATTAAAAACAGATTTTTAATTATGCCAACTCCGGGACCAGTCAATGAGAACTATCCTCATATGTGTGTGTTCTATGAAGGATTTCGTGAAGCATTCAGGCAAATCATTGCAAGTGTTGATGGCTATCAACGCAAAAAAGATCACGAAGCTAAACAGGCAGGTATTTAATGAGTTTTGACACTATATCAGCAACAGTGGAAGATATGGCATTGCAAGATGCTGGCACACAGCAAACACAAGAGCCTGCATGGTGGCTAGATGACAATACACCGGGCGTTGGTGAGAGACCAGATTGGTTGCCAACTCAATTCAAGAAGGCATCTGATGTGGCAAAATCATACGCTGAGTTACAGAAGCGTTTTGGCGAAGCACCGAGTGAGTACTCATGGGAAGCAGGAAAAGGATGGGTTGAACCAGACTACGAACCTTTCCAAGAACTAGCACAGTACGCCAAATCAAAACGTGTGCCACAAGACGTTATGGATAAAATGCTTTCAAGTGTTGGCAAATATCTAGATGAGTTTGGTGTTGACTACGAGGCTGAAAAAGCTGCACTGGGAGATGACGCTGACGCTCGTCTTGATGTTCTAAACAATTGGGCTAAAAGCAATTTATCTGAAAATGCTTTCTTTGCATTAACAAGTAACCTAAGAACTGCTGATTCAGTAATGGCACTAGAGGAGTTAAGATCTAAAATGCTAGGACAAAACACAATGATACCAGGCAACGAACAATCACAAGGCGATGGCGTACACTCACTAGAAGACTTACAAGCCGAGTTAACAAATAACATTCAAAAATATAAATCAGACCCACGCTATCGAAGAGAAATCACAGAAAAGATTGAAAGATTGCAAAACAACAAATAACTGATTAAACTAATTACAAGTGTCCAGTTTGGCTGGTAAGTTGGATAACTTGTAATTTTAGGCCCTTCCAAGGATAACCAGACAATCACAAGCCCAATTTAAAACGAGTTTATTTTATTTTTAACTTTTTTTAAGGGGCATAAAATGTCTATATCTTTAACTAATGTGCAACAGATTGAGTTCGATGCACTCGTAAAAGCTGAATACCGTTCGCAAGGTTTCTTACTCCGTGATTCTGTTCGTATGAAATATGACGTAATCGGCGCACAAGTGGAATTCCGTAAAGTAAACCAAGTTATCTCTGTACCAACTGCCTTTTTAGCAGCTGTTACTATTCAAGACCCTGGTTACAACAAAGTGTTATGTACATTACAAAAGTTCACAACCCCTACCGCAGTGGACGAAGTTCAAGAACTTACCGTAAACTTTGATGCTAAAATGGAAAACGCCATGTTAGTAGCACAAGCTATGGGCCGTCGTTCTGACCAAATCACCATTGATGCTTTAGCAGCTGACCCAGGTGACACTATTGTTGATGGCGGTACTAACTTCAACTACGAAAAGTTCACCCAATGTTTAGAGTTTTTTGACAACAACGCTGTTCCACTAGCTGAACGCTTTGTTGCAATGTCTGCTAACAACTTCAAATCATTGATGCAAGATGACCAATTCGTTTCTACTTTCTACACCAAAAATGACGTAATTGACCGTGCACGCATTCGTGAATACTTAGGATTCAACGTAGTTGTTATCCCGCAAATGACCGAAGGTGGCTTGCCTAAAGTTGGTAACATCCGTACTGCATTAGCATGGCACAAAATGTCTTCCGGTATGGGTATTGGTATGAACTTTAGAACCGAAGTAAACTACATCCCACAAAACACCTCTTTCTTAGTTAACGGTGTGTTTAGTGCCGGAGCCGTGGTTATCGATAATCGTGGTGTTCTTGCAATCGAATGTGATGAAACCGCTTAATTAAGGGGAATAAAATGGCTTATAATGACCAAAGATTTACTAGACAAACCTTAGCGTTTAACTCTGGACAAGTCGTATTAAATGGACCAACAGACACTAACGGACCAGCAATATTCAGCTATGCATCAGCTACTGATAATATTGCAACAGTAACCGCTGCTAACTATTTTGCACCAGCAGTATATGACTTAGCAATTGGTGATATTATTATCATTCAAGCAAGTGACAGTAACGGCATGTTTGTTGTTGATGCTGTTAACCGTACAGCAGGTACAATTACTATTGTTAGTTTTGGACCTGTTGGCACAGTCGGAACTGCTAACCTACAAAACGGTGCAGTAACTGCAATAAAATTAGCTAGTGATGCTGTTGAAACTGCTAAAATCTTGGATGCTAACGTAACTTTAGCAAAATTGGCTTCTGGTATTGCTCCTAGCCATGTTGTTAAATACGCAGCAGAAGTAACAACTGTGGGCGGTAGTGCTACAGAAGCATTTACCGTAACCGGTGTTGCAGCAACTGACTTAGTATTTGTACAGGTTAAAGATGATGGTACAAACAACCGTACAGTACTATCAGCAGCAGCTACACTAAATACCATTACTGTTATTTTCTCCGGAGATCCAGGAGCTGACTTAGTGTTGTATTACCAAGTCTTAAGAGCAGCTAGTTAAAATTTAAGGAGCACAGGAGTATGATTACCAAAACATCCATAATTTCAAATGCGGTGACACAGTTGGGGCATGCTCCTGTTGTTTCCTTAATTAACCAAGACGAGCTTGTGGTTGCTGCTGAACAAGCTTTTGATATGCTATTACCTAGCAAATTAGCAGAAGGCAACTGGAGATTTGCAACAAAAATTGAACAATTGTCTCAATTAGTTGAGATCGTTCCACTACCCTATAAAACTGTATTTCAGTTACCAAGTGGTTGGCTAAAAGTATTAAAAGTGTATCCAAATACTTATGACTGGAATATTTTCAATAACGATCGAATATACACTTATTTTGAAGGCCCATGGTTCATGGAGTATATCTATCAGCCAGACGTTTCACGATTACCCCCTCACTTTGTAAATTACTTTGTGTTCGAGATTGCGGCATATCTATGTTTAAGCAACGCTGAAAAAACAGATTATTATTCAGTCATAAAACAAGAATGCATAAGACAGCAAGGCATGGCTCTAGCAGTTGATTGCCAGAATCACCCACAATTTACTCAAGTTGATTTCCCTGTACTTGGCAACCGTCACATCGGCGGCGTATACCCCAATTCGATTAATTAAGGAACAACATGCCAGAAATTACATGGTCACAGGATGAGTTTAGCAAAGGCGAATTAAGCCCAATGATGTATGGCAGAATCACAGTCGATGCATATTACAAAGGCGTTAAAAAAGGTCGTAACACAATTACATACCCTCAAGGTGGTATTGGTAAAAGGTTTGGAACAATTTATAGAAATGAAATCACTGGCATTACTGATTGGCGAGATATTTTCTTTGAGTCATTTCCATATTTAAATGAAGGTGTATACCTACTTGCTTTTGTGCCGGGACAAATAGAGATTTACCTCGAAGATGTTTTAGTTGCAACAGTAACAAGCGCATTATTAACATCCGATGTTATACGCTCAATGGACTGGACGATTCTAGACAAATATTTTCGAATTGCAGCAAAAACCATTAGACCACAAGACTTAGTTCGCTCAACGACTACAACCACAATCAATGTTGGTGCTGGCATCGTATCAAATCAATTTACATTAAACGCCGCAACAACTGCCAACATTATTTTTGCTGTAAGATTTAGCAATCCTGTGCCTGCTGATTTTCCGTCTACTACACCGCAAATCAGAGCTGGTATTACATATTTTGCACGGTCCAATGGAACTGGTACATTAATAAAAGTTTATGCTACAGCGGCAGACGCATCTGCTGATGTTAATGCATTCACATTAACCAATGCTGGAGCAGGTGTTACAACAGTATCTATAGCAAATACATGGACACTAACACCAGTAACGTTCAATAACTTGCCTCAATATGATTTTAATGACAATTATGAGTCACTGACGTTTCAAGCAAGCGCCACTACTGGAAACATAACTGTTACTGCATCTGGCAATATATTTTCAACCGCGTTTATTGGTGGAAGTATACTAATGGCTGATGGTGTAGTTTCTTTCACTGGGTTTACCTCAGCAACACAAATGACAGGCACAGTGACTTCAACAGTAAGCTCTACGGCAGCGCAGCCAGGGCGTTTGTGTGTGTTAAGGGAACCAGCATGGAGTGACGCTAGGGGCTGGCCTCAAAAGTGTTCAAGCTTTCAAAATAGAGCTATTTTTGCTAACACAGATTCTTTGCAAAATGGTTTATTTTTATCTGCTATCAATGATTACAATAATTTTGATGAAACTAATCTACCCCCAGATGACGATGACGCAATCAGTTATTATCCAAGCTCAGACACTGTTAACGTAATTAACTTTATAGTGCCATATCGAAGTTTGACCGTTCATACAAATACCGGAATTTATAGTACTCCGACGTCATTTGAGACAGCCATCACTCCTAAAAATTTTAGTTTACAACTACAGGAATCAAATCCTGCAACCGCGATTCAACCCCAGGGCGTTGATAACCAGATTGTTATTGTAACTGGTAATGATGTTCATACTATGTTGTGGGATGGAGTTAACAACGCTTATTCATCGAATATTGTAAGCGTGACATCTGAACACCTGATAAGAAATCCACATGATGAAATTAGTTTTATTAACTTTACACAAGCAGGCAGTAGATATGTATTTTTTGTAAACGAGGATGGCACCTTAGTAATATACCAAACTCTCATAGCGGAGAATGTAAGCGGATTCACTTATGCTGATACTGGAACTATTGAAAAACCAGCTTATTTTAGGTGGGGTGCAAGTAGTCCTGATGGCAGGGCTTGGTTTGTCATCGAACGACAAGTTGCAAACGAAGTTTCACCCCCATATACATTTAGCACTAAATATTATATTGAAGAGTTAAGTTTTGATGTGTACACAGATTGTAGTTATATTTACAGCGGCCCTCCAACATCTATAATTGGGCCAATCCCACCAATGATTGCATACAATGGACAATTAGCTGTTGGTGTTGGCGATGGTTATGGTTTCTCCGATGAAGTAAATGATCAAACATTTGAATTTATTGCACACGGACAGCCAGTAGACATAACAGAAGCTAAAATTGGTTTTCCAATAGAGATGGAAATTCAATTAATGCCAAACAACTTGCCGGGACCCGGGGGGCTTAAAGGTGGTGGCTTATTTTTTCCACAACATATTAGAAATGCTATTTTTTTATTTAATAATACCATAGGCGGATTTGTTGATGGGCAGCCAATAAGTATTTTAACTTTTGGAAATTACAATCCACTTGGGGGTCCTCTTTCATTAGTTGGTCCACCTGTACCGTTAACAGGAACATTCAAGAAAACAGTTATGAAAGGTTGGAATGAATTCATAAGAGAGCCATTAACTATTACAAGTTCAGATCCATTTGATATTAGATTAATCGGCGTTTACTACAAGATTGAGGGGTGATTTATGTTTCCGTTAGCTGGAATATTATTGGGAATGCAAGCTGCTGGGATGATCATAGATTACACCCAGACACGTAGACAACAAGGATTAATACAAGCAGGTCGTGAAATTGAACAAGCTCAGTATGAAGCCAACCTCGAGGCACTTAGAGCGCAAACTGCTCAAGAATCCTTGGCATCCATGCAACAGTTGCGTCAAAATATTGGTACACAAATTGCGGTACAAGCAGCAAGAGGAACAAGCAGTGCCGCTGGTACAGCCGTTAGTCTAAGACAGGCATCAATGCAAGCATTCTCACAAGATGAGCAAGTCAGACGAATGAATCAACTAGCCAAAGAAGCAGACTTAAGAGCTGGCAATGTGTTATCCGGATTGCATGCACTATCAAGTCAAACACAACTTGGACAAGCTATGCAACAAAGATTTTTAAATATGATCCCGTTGTCTAGTTTGGCAGGCGGATTAGGCAAATCAGCACAAAAAACCACTAAATTTGGTATGACGGAGATTGCATAATGGCTCAAGAAATTCAAACATTGCAACCACAAGAAAGATTATCTTTGACGACACAGCCTCAAAACTTTGTAGGGGCAATGACGCAATTAGCTAGCACTCCGACAATATTGGGGACTATAGGCGCAACAATGGCAGCCGGCGCGTCCCAGACATATCAAAAGTTGCGTGGAATAGAGGCAGGGAAAACTCCTAGCGGTGATTTATTGCCGCCTATAACACAGGCAGACCAATCATTTGTAGATGGTTATAGTGCGCAAGCACAGCAAACTTTATCCTTGCAAGCTCAACAGTTAATTAATCAAGGGCAGCTTGAATTAAATAAAAATTATCAATTATCGAATAGCTCCATTCAAACCTACAATCAAAATATGCAGCAAGGTTTGCAACAAATTATTGAACAAGCTCCATCAACAATTCGAGCTGATTTAGCAAATCAATTTAGTAATCAATTGCAACGCGATGTTTTTAATTTGAATAACAGATTAATATCCCAGCAAAAAACACAAGCTAAAGACAATGCTAGCGTATATCAAAGCAGACAATTAACTGCAATGTCAGATACAGCTCTATCTGGCGGAGCTGGTGCAGCAACTCAAACAAAGCAAATATTAGATAAAACATTAAATAATATTAATGGCAATGAAGCTAGTGGTTTGATTAGTCCAGTGGAGGCCGAATCACAAAGAGAAGCTGCTAAACAAACTTATCTAAACAGCTTGTTGAGTGCTGATGCTGCACAGGCCAAACAAACCAAAACAGAAGCACAATTTCTAAATGGATTAGTACAAACACCATCTGAATATCAAGGCATGAAAGTAACACCCACACAATGGGATGTTGCGAGAAAACAGGCCTTCAGTTATGTGCAGAATTTAGATCAGTTTACAAACAGAAATCAGAATTTAATTTTAAGTGATGCTTTAGTAAAACAACAAGAATCTGGATTAACATCTAGTGATATAGCTTCATTAAAAGAACAACTAGACCCAGAGCGATTTAATACATTCTACACCAGCTATTTGAAATCTGAAAATTCAAGAATTAGCAAAACACAAGAAGCGCAATTTGCCGCTGCTAATTACACAAACCCAACAGTCATGGCTGGATTAACAACCCAACAAAGGAATAACGCATTTGACTTACAGGCAAGTAATAATTACACAAGACAACAAGATTTAGGTCAGCCAATCAGTATTCAAGAAGCTCAATATAGAGCACAAGCTGCAAGTCCAGTGCCAATTCCAAAGTATGTAAATTCTTTGAGCGCCAGTTTAAATAATCCAAACCCAGCAATTGCCGCAGAAGCCGCTGCAACAGTTTCAAGATTTTTTGATACCGGTCTTGGTTCAGTTTTAGGCGATACTTTTTCCCAAAATACAAGATCCAATATGATGGCGCATGCTATTTCAGAATTTAAGCAATTTGGCAGAGGTGATGATGAAGCGGTTGCTTTAGCAAGGCAAATGTTTAACCAGCCAAAAGAAAAATTAGAGGCTAATCAAGCAATTGCAAATGAATGGGCTAGAAAAGTAAATACCCCAGCTCAAATATCATCTTGGTCGAAAGATTTTATTAATAACCCAAACGGAGCTGTAATACCTAATCAACCTGTTTTACAAAATCAAATGAAGCAGGTTTATAAAGATTATTTAGTAGCTTTTAATGGAGATGAGCAAATGGCTACTTCTTATCTCGAAAAAGGCATGGCTAGAGCTTATGGCGTTACAAAAGTTAATGGGCGTGATGAATATGTCTACATGCCAATTGAACTAGCTGCTGGATTAGATGAATATGCCACGCCTTTGGTTTTAAATGATATTTATGAGCAGACACAAAAACAGTTTTCCAACATGAAAGCTATTTATGACAATCCAAAAAGTAATTTAGATTTTTATTATGAACTAAAGCCAAGAGTTAATTACGATGAATATGCTAAAGCAAAAATTGATATTGCTGAAATGGACAAAGCATTTACTATAAAAGGAAAAACTGCGGTTAATAATATGAAAGATAATAAAGACGCAAAATTACCACAAGGGATGTTAGAAAAAGGTAACATCGATTTAAACAATAGACCAATCGTTAAAAATCCTGATGGAAGCATTTCCACAGTTCTTAGTATGAGTGCTAATTTTGACGGTAAAGAATATTTAATTCCTATGGTATCTGATGAAGGGAAAATTCTAACCGAAGACCAAGCGATTGATTATTTTAAAAAAACAAAAAAACATTTAGGTGTTTTTAATAATCCTGATTCAGCAACTAAGTATGCCCAACAATTACACAAAGAGCAAGAAAAACAATATGTTGGAACAGAACAAGATTTTACAACCATAAAAGAAATTTCGCAAATGCAAGATAAACGTTCAGCAAGATATCGAGAAGCGCAAAGTCAAATACAACTATTTGAAGCCGGAAATCCAATCGAAATCGAGCAAGTCTATCGTAATGGTGAAAGATACAGCAGATTTATTGAAGTAGTTAACAATCCATTTATGTCTATTTCAACTGGTGAAAATCCCACAATTGGTGGTTATGATATACAAATGCGAGACAAGGATGGTGTACCAGTTAGGCTTTATGGAATATTTGATCAAAATTATACATACCCAGCATATGTGCCAAATATAAAAAATATTAAAGATAGGTACTCAAGTGTTGCTAAATTACCTGGCCAACCTATGATAAGTTATGACGAGCAAATAAAACGAATGCTATCAAGTGAAAATAAACCGGGTCAATTAGCTAGAGCGTTTATGGCAGCCCCAATAAGATAAGGAACATCATGAAAAATGTTGATGAAAGATATAGCAAAGCATTAACAGAGATGTACAACAATGAAAACAAGTACATCGGATCTTCTGATTTTCCATATGACTTATCAAGCATAAATGCTGGTGTTCAATATGGGAATCAACCCCAATTTCAGACACTAACAGAAGATAAGCCGGGATTTATTGAAACTACAGCAAGAGCATTTTGGAAAGTTAATCCAATAGCAAACGCTGGAAAATTTATTGTTAATACTGGTATGGACTTATATTACTTAAGTGATCCAGTTCCTAACGGTTGGAATACTAATGACCCTGAAATTTACAAACCTTATCCTGAAAAATATTGGCCTAGATTACGTGATGCTGTAAGTCCAAAAGATTTAGAGCGAAGAAAAGAACAAGTAGAGAACGAAGTTTATTTTGATAAAAGACTGGAAGATGGCAGTTACATAGCTAACTTTATTGGTGGTGCTGCTGGTTTATCAGCTACGCCATTTCTATCTAGTGTTTTTCTGCCAACATTATCTTCTATACGGTATGGAAAGGTTTCACAAGACATACTTCAAAATGTGATCCAAGCAACACCAAAACTTGCATATAGTTCATTAGCAACAGAAGGTTTAATGCAAGCAGCCTCTATGGGTGGAAATCTCCAAGATGCTATGGTTGATTCATTTAGAGATGTTGTTTTTGGGGATGCTTTAGTTGGAGCTGGCAGCATAGGAAGCCAATTATTAAATGGCATGAAAATTTGGAATTCCAGAAAAACCGTTAATATGGCTTTTGATGGCTCTACAATTGAGCAAGTGGTGGACGAAGAAGGGCGTTTAACTGGTCATAAATTTGTTCCCGGAGAACGAATTGCCGGTAATGCTCAGAAAGTACAAGAAGGAGCTGAGGCTGCTCAAAACATGATGGCAATGACTGGAGCATTTTCGATACCAGGATTAGGAAAAGGTCTGGCTTGGCTAGGCGGTCATCCACTTGTAGGCAGCCCATTAGTAAGAGGTTTAACCTCACCATTTAAAGCAGTTAGAGATTTTACTAATACAATTTCTAAAAGCTCTATTAGAACTGGGGATGTTATTGAAGGCATTGCACGTCCAGATAGTGCAGAAGATATTAAAGGTTTTTATCAAGCAATGGGAACTTATTTCAGTTCCGTATACCAAAATCATTACTATGCTGAGAATGGTTTAACAAGTTCCATTCAAACAGTGAATGCAGTTAAAAATTTAACTCAAACTTTTACCGAAGGTAAAAATATTTCATGGGAAGAGTTTGGACAGCGTGTAAGACAAGTT